ATTTGTCTTTCCGCTGACTCCTGTTCACCAGATGTTAGTGGGCATTATAATTTCCGTGGTCGTGGTATTACTGCGATACATTGAACTTAACCAACCTACAGGGAATTAATATGCAAGAAATAAAACTATCCGTACAAACCCTTAACGCAATCATGTCTTACATTTGGACAAAGCCGTTCCAAGAGGTATTCCAAATCGTCGAGTTGGTCAATAAGGAAGTGCAGGCACAACAGCCCGCCGCCAATAACACACCACCTGCTGAAACCACAGCAAGCTAATCATGTATGGAATTTCCGCTTTTGCTCAGTCACCCTTCGCTGCGCTTGGCGGGAATTACTATCCCCTATCCATTACTGAAGACTCGGGACTAGGCGACAACTACGTCGATACTGCAGCTTTCCTGACCTCCATCACGGAGGTTTTAACGTCTAACAATACCGATTCCGAAGTCGATGTCTTCTACGAGGGCATAGTCGAGGGTATCTCTCAGGCGGACTCAAGCACTCAAACATCTGCATATCTAGACTCAATCACTGAAGCCTGGACTTCTGCAGACACACCGACCATTACAGCGCAGTTCTTAACATCGCTCACCGAAGCCCTAACAAGTGCCGAGACAGAGTCTATAGCCGCCCAGTTCAACCTGACTAGGACCGAAGCCACAACAATCGCCGACTCCAGCACTCAGATCAGTGCGTTCTTAGAATCCATCAGTGAAAACCTCTCACCCGCCGATACACAGTTATTTGCTGCCCAGTTTAAAGAGGCGATCACAGAAGCACTAACAGCTAACAATACAGACTCAGAGCAGGATGTTTTCTATTTCGGTATCGTAGAGGCGGTAACAAGTGCAGATCAAGAGACAATTGGGTCAGCTTATTTCTTTGCAACAATAGAGGCGGTTACATCTGGTGATTCTTATGTCGCTCCGTTTGTATTCCCATTCAATGTATCTGAATCTATAAGCTCAGCCGATAGCAATACAGTCAATTCTGCGTTTCAGGCAAGCATTATTGAGGCTTTATCTATTCTGGAATCAACCCAAACCAGGGGATGGTCAACAATTTCAGATGTACAAGACCCAATATGGGGTGGTAAAATTGTTACGGTTACAGGCTACGCAATGCCTGGGGACTTTATGTTTGGTATGGCTCCATTTGCTGGGTCAATCAGCATTACAACAACCATAAACACGCCACTTGGATTAACGCCTATTGTTATTTGGAACAATATAAACGACTCTGAAACAACCCCTTGGACTTTAATAAATAATACCCAGTAAGGACTTATCATGTCAACTACATACTCAACATCTCTAAAACTAGCTTTAATGGGCACGGGAGATCAGTCCGGTACATGGGGTCAAACTACAAATACCAACATAGGTACTTTACTGGAGCAAGCTATTACCGGCGTGGGGGCGGTTAGTTTAACTGGTTTAACCACATACACACTTACTAACTTTAACGGCACATTAGACGATCAGCGTAATGCTGTTTTGGTGTTTACAGGTACGCCTAGCTCTACAGTAACAATCGTTGCGCCTTTAGTAAATAAGCTTTATACGGTTGTTAATTTAACTGGACAAACAGTAACCATGTCCGCAACGGGTGGTTCACAATCTTTTAACGTAGTTGCTAATACAACAACGCAATGTTTTTGCGACGCGTCAAACGTTACAGGAAATGGCGCAGGTTTTTATACTCTAAGTAATTATTTACCTGGTACCATAACGCTTGGAACGGTCACGACAGGCACTTGGAATGCTGGAATTATTGGCCCTACTTACGGCGGAACAGGGGTAAACAATGGATCTAAAACAATTACTTTAGGTGGTAACTTAACCACTTCTGGTGCATACAACACAACATTAACAGCAACAGCGGCTACAAACGTAACATTACCAATATCTGGAACATTGGTTAGCAGCTCAACAGCTATTCCAGTTGTAACGGGTACGCCGTCTAGTGGAAATTTCTTAAGAGGTGATGGAACTTGGTCTGTGGGTATATCAGGCCCTACTGGACCTACTGGACCTACTGGACCTACTGGACCTACTGGACCAACAGGTTCTCCTGGACCTACTGGACCTACAGGTTCTCCTGGTGGAACAGGTCCTACCGGGCCGACTGGACCAACTGGGCCAACTGGACCTTCTGGAAATAATACGCTAAGAGCATGGGCATACTTTGATTCTTCAGGGACTATCATAAATACACTTAATGTGGCTAGCGTTTCAGTTTCTAGCGCTACATATACAGTTACTTTTTTAACAAGTTTATCTGGTACCCCTGCTGTAGTGGCATCAGGTTATGGTATTAATAATACCCCTGCAATTGGTTTGTTTCAAAACCCAAGTACAAGTTCTGTACAAGTTGGAAATGCGGGAGTTACTGGAGCATACGTACAAGTTCCAGCAGCGTATAGTATGGCAGCATTTGCTTAATTAAAAGGATACAAAATGGACCAAGTAATTGTTTACCCACATCAAACGCTAGAAGGTGAAATAGTCGTTATATACCCAAATATGAATTGCGGACTAACCGTAGAGCAAATTGCTTTAAAAGATGTACCGCCATCAGTGCCTTATATTATTATGAATAAAGCAGATGTACCAACGGGGGCAGATGCAATGTATCTTGCGGCATGGGAGGCAGATTTTTCTCAACCACACGGAGCAGGTGCTAATTATGGCTACGGTTCATATTACGCTATAAGTGGTTGGACTTCTGACAATACGCCAATTCTTAGAAAAGAGGAGCAAATACAATGATCACCGTTAATTTAAATAAAGCCAAAGCTATTCATTTGGAACGTTATAACGCCGCTGCAGTTTCAGTTGCCAAAGAAAGAGCTGCGAATACTTTGGTAGGTATTACTAACACCCCAGATGATGCAACTTTTTTAGCGCAATTGAATTCTGACCGAACTGCTATTTCTAATGCCACAAGCACTAGCGATTTACAAGCCATTAAATTACCAGAATAAATTATGTCGCATTTACCCATTTGGTATTTAGGTCAAGCATCTATTGAGGATTGCGATAAGGCATTTGCAGAGTACATGCTTTTACCAACAAGAAACGCTACTATGGGTATCAAGTCAGATAACGTAGACCACTCTCAACGCAATACAACTATTAGATTTTCTGATAAAGAAAATTGGTTTGGGCATATGATGTATAAATATGCGCTTTTGGCAAACGTGGATTGTAGTTGGGGTTGGGAAGTTAATGACCATGAAGCTGTGCAATTTGCAGAGTACGGTATCAATCAAAAATACAATTGGCACGTTGATAATTTCCCTTTGTCGGGTGCGCCTACAGATCGAAAAATTACGGTTATTTGTTTAATGAATGACCCTAGCGAGTTTGAAGGGGGCGAATTACAAATTCGTCTTTATGGTGAATTTACACCAGAACTTAAAAAAGGTTCGCTTATTGCATTTCCTTCTGTGCTAGAACACAGAGTTACGCCAGTCACAAAAGGTGTAAGGTATTCTTCAACTATGTGGTTATCAGGACCGAGGTTTAGATAAAATTGAATTCTTACTTCTTTTCCAGGCTGCCAATGCTGCTTTTGCAGGGGTCAAAGAGTTGTGCAGTATGTACAACGAAGGCAAGGCGCTTGTAAAAGATGTACAAAAGACAATTGGTGAAGTCAAGCAGATAGGTAAAGAGGTAACGGGTTTATGGGGATGGATCACATCCTTATTTGCAGAGCCAAAGAAAGAACAGAAAACTCTGCAAGACATAAGACCGAAGAAGGCTGAGAAGGTTAAGTTTGATGAGCAAGCCATTTACACTGAGATTGGGGATAAGCTGGTAGCTTTTTTTAGAAATTACAAAGCTTGTGCAGATGCTATAAGAACTGAGGAGGAGCGGATAGAGAAGATCTATGACCCGGACGGTGAGACGTATGAGATAGCGATTCGATTGGTAATGGCTAAAACTCAATTAGAAGAAATGCGTGTTAACCTGACGGAGTATATGATTTACCATGTTCCGCCGGAGTTAAAGAATTTATATAGCCGGGTCAATGAGATGATCGGGACTGTAAAGACAAAACAAGAAATGGCTAGACAAGCCGAGCTTAGAAAGAAAAGACAGAAAGAAGCAGATGCTAGGGAGATGGCTGACAGGGCTTGGTTTATGAGTGCTTGCACAGTGGCGGTGATCATAGTGGCAATTTATATGGCAGGACTGATGTGGGCAATAAATCGGATGGCACATGGGGGTATGTAATAACGATAATCATATTAGCGTTGTTATTTGTTTTGATTCTTCCCGTCTTGGGATTTTTGTACATGGATATTCAGCAAGAGCGGATATTGATTGCACACGATTTAAAGAGAATTGAGAAACTTAAAAAAGAACTTGAGGCTCAGAAAGAGAAATGAGAATATGCGTTTTATTGATTATGTTATTAGCAGGGTGCGAAGACCGCTACCGCTATCACTGCCAAAACCCAAAACACTGGAGTGATGATGATTGCAAACCGCCTCTTTGCGTGGCTACGCAAACTTGCCCCGAATACTTTAGACCCAATGCAAAGCCCTGAAGAAAAAGATGCCGACACCAAACGATTTGTAATCAAGTCGTTCAGCATAGCTTTGGTATTTATCGTAGTACTTTTTGGCTATAGCATAGTATTTACTGAGCAGCCTTTGTTCAATGAAGCTCCGGCGGATAAGCAAATATTTGGTGTATTGACTTTGATAGGCGGACAGTTATTAACTATCTTGGCTAACTATATTTCTAAATCAACCACATTATTACCTGCGCCCCCGGCTCCCGTACAAAGTTCTGTAGGATCTGTGCAGACTTTTACGCCAAAATCCAGTTTTGGTAACCCAAACGAAAGGCCTCCACTATGATGTATTTATACGCAGTCTTGGCTGCTATTGGGATTATTGTTGGATCTTATACTTATGGCCATCACGCTGGTTATGAAGAAGAGCGGCAAAATGTTCAAGGCGCAATAGATGAGGCAAACGCGGCGGCTCGGATGACGGAGCAAGAACTCAACGGAAAGATATCAGACCTATCAACCCAACTCTCAAAGGTGCAAAATGATGCTAAGAAACAGATTGCTCAACGTGATGCTGACATTGCTACTGGTAAGTTGCAGCTCTACGTCAAAACTAAGTCCCCCGTATGCCCCTCCAAAGATGCCACCACTCCCAGCGGATCTGACTCCACAAACGCCCAACTTGACCCAACGTTTGCTAAATCTCTTGTCGCCGTCACAGACGATGGCGACCTCGCCATCAGAAAGCTCAACGCCTGTATCGCAACCTACAACCAAGTAAAGGAACTTATAAATGGAAGCCCAACAACTCGCTGAAGCAGCAAAAATAGATTTAATCCATGCAGAAGCTCTTATTGAGCCAATGAATGTAGCTATTGAAAAGGCTGATTTATCCACCCCAGCAAGGTTAGCTGCTTTTATCGCCCAATGCGGACATGAATCTGGTAACTTCAAGTACATGGAAGAAAACCTAAACTACAAGGCTGAGAGTCTTTGCAGGACATGGCCCTCTCACTTTAACGCTGAAAACGCCTCCGAATACGCCCATAACCCAGAGAAAATAGCTAACCGCGCCTATGCTCATCGTATGAAAAATGGTGATGAGGAATCTGGGGACGGATGGAACTACCGAGGCAGAGGATGGTTACAGACTACCGGTCGTGCAGGATATGAGGAGCTATCAGATGCTACCCAGATTGATTTCCTGAGCAATCCAGATGTCGTAGCTACGCCGGACGGAGCAGCCCTATCCGCAGCCATATTTTGGGAAAAACATCAGCTTAACCGCCATGTAGATAATAATGACTTTGTAGGGCTGACAAAAGTCATAAATGGTGGGACAATTGGGTTAGAAGATCGTATGGCTCGGTATGAACACGCCATGTCTGTTTTAGCTTGAGGAACCTATGCCTTTACAGAAACTACAATTTCGCGCAGGTATTAATCGTGAAGGCACTGATTATGCAAACACGGGCGGGTGGTACGACTGTAACAACATAAGATTTCGTTCAGGATTTCCAGAAAAGATAGGTGGATGGACGCAGGTTAGTCCAAATCAATTCTTAGGTCATGCCCGGTCTTTATGGACTTGGGCAGATATATCCGGTAATATTTTTATTGGTCTAGGCACTCAACTTAAGTATTATATATACCAGGGTGGTACGTATTACGATATTACTCCGATATATCAAACAGATACATTAACTAACCCATTTACAACCACAAATGCAAGCCCAGTTGTTACGGTAACGGATGGAAACTACTCTCCCAATATTGGGGATTATGTTATCTTTTCTGGTGCAACAGCGGTAGGTGGTTTGACTTTAAACGGTGAATATAAGATCACCAATGTTATTTCTGCTACGCAATATCAGATTACAGCAGCATCTAATGCTTCTTCTGGTGCAACAGGGGGTGGCACGGTTACTGCTCAGTATGAGTACCCGGTAGGCTTAGATATTTACACATTTGGAAACGGATATGGAACCGGTCCTTACGGTGGGGTAGCTACTCCGGTAACAGTAACTCTTGGAACAAATCCTTTTGCTATCACAAGTGGTAGTGGAACAATAACGGTAACACAGACAGCGCATGGACTTTCTACAGGTAATTTCGTATCTTTTACAGGCGCTACAGCAGTCGGGAACATTCCAGCCTCTGTGCTTAATGATACGTTTCCGATTACAGTCACTGGCACAAACACTTATACAATCCTAACGCCTGGCAATAACACAAGCAATAGTAATGCAGGGACAATTCTTTTAGCTTCATCTACAACTTCTGGTGGTGGAATTAGCGTTTTAGCTTTGGTGCAGTCAGGATCTCGCGGATGGAGCACTGCTTATACTGGAACAGTTACAACCGGAACCCAGCTCAGGCTTTGGTCAAATGATAACTTTGGTCAGGATTTGGTTATTGCTCCTAGAGGCGGGGGCATTTATTATTGGCAAGATCAAAACGGCGTAGGAACTAGAGCGCAATCCTTGGTTAATCTAGCTAATACTGCTGGGTTTACCGGGTCAGCTATTCCAACAACAACATTTCAAGTTATTACTTCTGCCGTACAGCAATTTATTATTGCATTTGGCTCACAACCTTATCCGCTAACCGGCGCGTCAAACTTTAATCCTATGTGTGTGCGTTGGTCGGATCAGGCTAACCCTTATCAGTGGGTTCCTAGCGTTACCAATCAGTCTGGTGACTATACCTTAACCAATGGATCTTACATTGTTGGAGCAAGGTCTACCCGTCAAGAGATATTAATCTGGACTGATTCTGCGCTTTACTCTATGCAGTATGTAGGTGCTCCTTATGTTTGGGGCTTCCAGTTATTGATGGATAACATCTCTACCGTATCGCCTAACTGCATGGTGACAGTTAATAACGTAACGTATTGGATGGGTGAAAATAAATTTTATATTTATACAGGTACGGTGCAAACACTACCTTGCTCAGTGCGTCAATATGTGTTCCAAAATATAAATCAATATCAAAACTACCAAATCTTTGCCGGAGCTAATGAGCAGTTTAATGAAGTATGGTGGTTCTATTGTTCTATTACCGGACCAAACGGAACTGGTACAACAACTAATCCAAACACAATAGTTGATTCTTATGTCATCTATAACTACTTAGAAAGAACTTGGAGCATAGGGCAGATGAGCCGCACGGCTTGGTTCCAAACTGGTATTAACCAATACCCTATTGCGGCTTGTTACTATACCAATTGTGTCTGCACAGGTTCTATTTCTGGGTCAACATTAACGGTTAGTGCGGTCCCTACTGTTGGTGCTTTGGCGGTGGGTCAAACTATTACTGGAACCGGTATTGCTCCTAATACTACAATTACAGCTATTATTACCGGATCTGGTGGTATCGGCACTTATACAATTACACCTAATCAAACTGTTGCATCCACGCCAATTATTGCAACTAGCGGCAATGGGGTTCTTGTAAACCATGAAAACGGAACAGACGACAACTCTACTGCAGCAACATTACCTATTGATGCGTTTGTGCAATCATCAGACTTTGAAATTAGTGAAGGGCATAACTTTGGGTTTGTGTGGAGAATACTGCCTGACGTTAATTTCAACGGATCTAACATTAGCCAACCATTGGTTACAATGACGGTCAAGCCTAGACAAAACTCAGGATCAGCATATGGTGTGGCGGACAACCCACAAGTAATAAGCGCTAATAATTATGCTGCACAAAGCGAATACGATATTCAGCAGTTTACAGGTCAGGTTTATACCAGATTGCGTGGTCGTCAGATGAGCTTTAGAATAGAGTCCAATACGATTGGAACATCTTGGCAGCTTGGTGTTCCTAGGATTGACATTAGACCGGACGGTAGACGATGAGTACTGGGACTACAAAAGCACCTAACTTACCCATTGCTCCTGTTGAGTATGACCAGGACTATATGAATAAGTTTGCAAACGTTTTGCGTTTGTACTTTGCTCAATTAGACAATCCAGGCCCAAGTGCAATGTCAACCCAAAGGGTAACGGCTCCTAATTCAACAACGACATCTCAGGTTATTTCAGCAGTTAATTTCAGTCAACCCGGGACAAGTGGAACTGGACAAGTTTTAAGTTTACCTACACAGGCTGATTATTCAGCTGGACTGCTTAGAGTGGGTGATATTTATGTAGACACAAGCGCAGGTAATGTGCTAAAAGTAAGAACATCTTAGGGGAAAATTATGGCAGATGGTGGAATTGGAGAAGCAGCTTTATTAAGCGAAGCCGGCGCTGATGCAGGGGCTGTTAGTGGCATGGACTTAGCCGCTGATGCCGGCATGGGCGGAGCAAATGCTATTGGTGGTGGAGCACTATCTAGCTACGGAGTAAGTCCTATGGATTTAGCGTCTCCCGAGTCTGCTAATTTACCACAAAACTTATCTAACATACCGCAAGGGCCGGGAACGCCGCAGGGTATTGCGCCAAAAGTGGCGGAACAAGCAGTTACTGCTGCTAACCAAGCAAGTCAATTTAACCCTAGCACTGCTGGACTGCCTGGTTCTGAATTTATGGGTCCTCCTTCTACTATATCTGCTGGAACTATAGCGGGGGAACTTGGTCAAGCTGGTACAGATGCAAACCCATTATCAGGTATAGGCAGTAAATTAATGAGTACCTGGAACAGCATGAGCACAGCACAAAAAGTTGCTGTTGGTGGTATTGCTGGCTTGGCGGCTTTAATGAAAGCAAATGCATTTAAAGCTAACTTTATGTCCCCATACCAACCTCAAACTGCGCAACAGGTGGGTTTAGGTAGGACTTTATCTCCACAATATCAGCCCGTCCGTCCAATGGCAGAAGGTGGTATAACTTCATTAGCAGTTGGCGGTATGCCTGGACAGCAGTATCCAATGAGTCAAATCAATTACAACGGATATAACACACCAACTCAAATGCCTACTTCTGCTATGCAAATGGCAGGATATCAACCTAGCAACACGCCATTATCTGGTGCGTTAGAACAAAATATGGCAAGTGGTGGTTCAACGGGTATAACTGCAGCGGGAGAATCTACTGGTAACGGTTTAAATATTTACACGCCAAATACTTCTAATAATAGTACAGGCGCACAACTAGCTGCTTTGGCATCTCAATATGGAGTTAGTTTACCTACTACCATGGCGGCTGAAGGTGGAATTATGGCTTTATCAAGTGGTGGACATACTGATGGAACTTATAATCTAGGGGGCTATTCAGATGGTGGACGACTACTTAAAGGCCCGGGCGACGGTATGTCAGATCATATACCCGCTAGTATTGCCGATAAACAACCCGCAAGATTGGCTGATGGAGAGTTTGTTGTTCCTGCTGATGTTGTGTCTCATCTTGGTAATGGGTCTACTGATGCTGGTGCTAGGCATCTTTACAGTATGATGGACAAAGTTCGTAAAGCCCGAACAGGGAATACAAAACAAGGTAAACAAATTCAACCCGAAAAATATATACCTGCATGACATTAACTATAAAGCACGTCGCTACAAACTATTGCGCCCAAACTTGGCCTTTAGTTGAAAGTTTTATTGCTGAAGCACATAAGCATGGGGGCGGTGATTATAGTATGGACCAAATCCAAATGTTTGTAAATCTTGGAACTTGGGTTTTATTGGTTGCGGTTGATGAAAACAATGTGATTCATGGGGCAGGAACAGTTTCATTTATAAACTATCCGACTCACAGGGTGGCGTTTTTTACAACGATAGGTGGTAAGTTAATTATGAACCACGATACTTTTAATCAAATGAAAGAAATAGTAAAAAACATGGGAGCAACTAGAATACAGGGTGCGGTAAGAGATTCTGTGGCTAGATTACTGAGACGGTATAGTTTTGCAAAGCGCTACACAGTAGTGCAATCAGATATTTAGGAGTCTATTATGGGCGGTGGATCAAGCGGCGGCGGACAAACGCAACAACAAAATCAATATACAAGTTTATCGCCTTGGGCGCAACCATATGTCTCGTCATATCTTGGTGCGGCTCAGCAACAAGTATTTAATACAGATCCCAATACCGGTCAGATTACTGGTGTAAACCCTTACCAAGCCTATGGAAGTATAAATCCTGCCGGCGGTCAATACGGGATGAGCGCTTCTGATCAAAGCGCAGCCAATGCATCTGTAGCTGGGTTTACTCCGCTACAACAACAGCAACAACAGTCTGTAGCTAATTTACAAACACCAGGTCAATACGGAACAGCTACGGATCTAACTAATCAAGCCGGAGCGGGAGCTTTGGGCACAACACAAACCGCTGCCCAATATGGTCAACAAGGATCTAGGGCCGCTCAGCAAAATGCTGGACTATCTAATATATATGGCGGATTGGGAGCTAATACTGGACAGCAATATGCGGGACAATCTTTAGGCTATGGACAACAAGGTTCCCAAATTGGTCAACAGGCGGCTGCTTTAGGTGCTAGTGCTACACCACAAGATTTCCAAAATCAAGTTGGTGGATATATGAATCCATATATAAATCAAGCTCTTGCACCATCAATGCAATTGCTTAACCAACAATATGGAATGCAGGGAGCTGCTGAACAAGGTGCTGCCACATCTGCTGGAGCTTTTGGCGGAAGTAGAGAAGCTTTGATGCAAGGATTAAACCAACAAAATCAAATGTTGGCGCAAAATCAACTGGTAGGTAATGCATATAACAATGCTTTCACTGCAGCCCAAAACCAATACAACCAAGCCGGTACGTTCCAAATGCAGGGTTTGCAAAACGCTTTAACAGGTAATGCACAAGGTTTACAAGGTGCCAATCAAGCAGGGTCTCAAGCACTGCAAGGGTATGGATTGGGCTTGTCTGGTGCGCAACAAGCTGGTAATTTAGGTATTGCAGGAGCCAATGCGGGTCTTGCAGGAGTTGGGGCTCAACAATCTGGATATGGTCTTGCGGGCACACAGGGACAAAACCTTGCAAATATTGGCACACAGCAGTTGGGTGCTCAGCAAAACATTCTTAATATGCAAGGTACTGTTGGCGGACAACAGCAACAGCAACAGCAAAATATCATTAACCAAGGAATGCAAAATTACAATACTGCACAGCAGTATCCGATGACGCAACTTGGTCAGCTTAAGAATTTAATTTCTGGTACACCAATTACAGATGTAACAACTACCCAACAAGCTGCGGCTCCAACCGTGTTTGGTCAAATAGCTCCCCTTGCTGGTGCAACGGCGGCTGGTGTGGCTTTAGCTAATAAAGCTGAAGGTGGTATTTTAAAAGCCAAGCGTTTTGATAGTGGCGGTATTGCTGCTATTAACCGCAAAGTTATGTTAGCTCCTGATAAATACTCTAAACAAACTATTGATAAGGGTATGCAGGACGGAACAATATCTAAACCTGCCGGGGGCATTGCCGAGGCGATTCAACTTAGCGAACAAGCGGATTCGGCTCCTAAAACTCCACCACCTAAATCTACTGTAATAGACGACCTAAAAGCTAAAGTTGCGCAAGTTAACTCAGCTAAACAAATTGAATTGTTAAAATCTACTATCGAAGCTAAATTAGAAAAAGCGGTTGAAGAAGGGCACAATGACGAAGCGCATAAGTATGCGGCTGATTTGGCTAAACTTGATCAAATACTTTCTGCCCAACAAGGCGGTGCGCCTGCACCTACAGGCGGTATGAATCCAGCATCCCCTGCGCAACCACAAGGTATATCTCAAGCTGCGCCACCACAACCTGCTCCACAACAACCTCCTCAAGGTATTGACCAAGCACCGTCTAACTTGCCAACACAAATGGCGGCAGAGGGTGGGGTTATGCGTTTGGCTGGTGGTACTAACCCATACTTAGACCCAGAAACTGGGATGTATGAAAATGAAAAACAAGATACAAGCCCTGGTATTTTGGCTAGGTTATTTAATTTAGGTGCAGGTACAAAAATTGATCCAAAAGCAATTATTGCTGCGGAACAAGCACAAAGAACAGCCCCACCTAGTGAAAAAAGTTACACACCATCCACAAATACAACTACTACCCCTACACCAACAGATACTGGTATTGTTATCCATGATACCCCAGTAAAAGCCAGAGAGGGAGCACCCGCAACGCCAAGCACGACTACTGCCAGCCCCCTTAGTTATTTAAGTGCAGATGCGCCTAGGGGGGATACATCTGGCGTTACTTCATTATTAACTAAGTACGAAAAGATGATTAACGACAATGCTGAAGATCCAGAGAAAGCAAGGTCTAACGCTATGTTAATGCGTCTTATTCAAGGTGCTATGGGCGCAGCAGGTAAAGCGGGTAAAGTCGAACCTGGTAAAGTTCAAACTGCTTTTAGTAGTTGGGCTGAAGGCGCAGAACCTGCGTTCCAGGGATATATGTCTGACATTGACAAAATTAATACGGCAAAAAATGATAAGGTCAAACAGCTATTGGCTCTTGGTCTTACTGGTGAACAACTTAAAATGGAAGCTGAAAAACTTGGTATATCCAAAGCAGAACTTCCAGTTCGTATTGCCCAAGCTAATGCACAAATTGCTGATGTTAACAATAAGATTTCTGAAACGCCGGGCATTAATGATCTCCGTGCGGCACAGGCATACCAAGCAACGCAAACTGGCAACTACATGAAAGAACGTCCTCGTACTAGTGCGGCTGGACTTGGTGGTGGTATTGGTAACATAGCGTATATGAAACTTGAGGATAAATATGATGGATATAAAGCTATGCCATCATCTGCGCCGTTCTTTTCAAAGTTACCCGCAAAAATTCAAGATGGTCTTACTAACTATGGACCTAAAACATCTACATATAAAAAAGCTAGGGAAGATTTTGATGCTTTTGCGGATAAATATATGGAAAATGAAATGGTTAGAATGTCAGCAGTTAATAGAAAATCTGCTGCGCCAACATCAGAATTAGCCAACCCATTTGAATAAGGAAGCACTATGCCACGGGTAACTATACCGGGGGTCGGCGATGTAATGATGCCTGACTCTATGCCAAGAGATGAAATTATGGCTCGTGCTACCGCTATGCAACAAGCGGCTATGACTAAGCAACAAGAAGCGGATTGGCAACCTGACCCTCGTGAACTTGGTATAGGGCAACTTATTGCCGGTGGCGCTAAACGTGGATGGGAAGGTACTAAAGGAACATTTTCAGAATTGCTTCCGGCATTAGGTGCATCTGTCTTAGGTAAAGACGAATACGCTAAGCAAAAGCTTGGTGAATACCAACAACGGATGCAAACCGCAGAGGAAGAAAACCCAACTGCATATAAATCAGTTAAAGATATAGCAGGTCCAACAGGTAGCATATTAGGTTATGGCGCAGAAACACTTGGCGAACTTGCTCCCGATATTGGAGCTTTTATTGGCGGCGCAGGGGTTGGTGAGATTGGTGGTAAATATCTCGCTAGAAAAGGCGTAGAAAAAGCGGTTAAAGAACAAGCCGCTAAAACTATAGCTAAAAAAGGTTTGACTGAAGAAGCCGGTAAAGAATATGCTGATAGGTTATTAGCACGAACTACAGCTGATGCTGCTGGACAGGCAGCAACTAAAAAAGGTGCAGAGATTGGTTCTAAGACTGGACTTTGGGGCGCATCTTTAGCTACTAACGTTCCTGACGTATTTCAAAGTATCTATGAAGATACAGGCGAACTTCACCCCGGTATTGCTTTAACAATTGGTCCGCTGGTTGCAGCACTAGATACATATTTACCCGAAAAGATGTTAAGTCAATTAGGTGAAGCGGGTAAGAAACGTATTGCTGCAGGTATGCTTGAGAAGTCTACTGTCGTACCCCCCACATTTAAGAAAGCTTTTGGTGTTGAGCTACTTAAAACAATGGGTGGCGAATCTCTTACTGAAAGCGGGCAACAGGCTTTACAAATTCTTGCATCTCAAATTGCGGGAGATAAACAAGACTTTTTCTCTACTAAAAATATTGATAGCATTATTACCTCTGCCGTTAAAGGTGCAGTAGGTGGTACGTTCTTTGGTGCTCCCGGTGCTGCAGTAGAAGCTAGTCGTAAGATTGCAGATACCAAACAAAAAATCCAAGATCGTAAAGATCAAGAAGCATTAGCAAAACAACAAGCTAGACAAGCATTACAACCTCCCGGTGCACCCCAATTAGGATACACCCCACCACCTGGAGGGTATCAACCCGATCTATTTCCGGTTGAAAAATATCAAGCCGAACAAGAACAAGCCGCAAGCGAAGCCAAAAAACAAGCGGCTATGGACGCATATCGTCCCGACTTTAAACTTGGCGAACAACAACTTGCGCCAATACAAGAAGAACAAACACAAGAACCGCAACCTCAACAAATGGAGTTGCCGTTTGAAGAACCCAAAGCTGAACCTATACAACAAGAATTAGATTTAACTGGCGCACGTACTGGGCCGCAGGTGGCTATAGAACAAAAAGTAGCTGCAGAAAACCAAGCACAATTAGATGCAATTCAACAGAAAAAAGATGAAGCGCAAATTAAATTAAATGATGCTATTGCTGAAACCGATGCACGAGTAGCCAAAGGTGAAATTGATCGTAGACAAGCGGCTCGCCTTGATTTATTGCACCCATTGCTTGAGAATGTAAATTTACTTAATACCGCCGAACTATTCCAAGATAAGTTGCGTGATGCAGGTTATGCTAATGTAGAGTTGACTGAAACTGAAAAACGTTTAATAGGTCACGCTAATGATGTTAAAGCTGCTTTTGCGGAAGAAGAAAGAACTAAGAACGAAGCACCTGAAACAGTTCCATCACCTGAAAACGAATTAACACCAGAAATCACTGGCATCAAAGAAAAAGGTGAAAAAGGTCCGGCAGGTAAATTAGGGCAGAGAGAATATAAACAACTACAACTGCCTGGTGTACCCTATCCAACCAAACAAGAACGGCGTGCGGCACAAGTTGAACCCGAAGCCGAGCCGGAACCACAACCTGAAAGCACTGTGCTTGATGCCAATACTTTAAATAGTACGGGCCTGACTAAACAATCTGGTTTTTACAAACAACTTCTTAACAAAGACTTAGCTAATCCTGAACACCAACAACAGGTCGCAAACGTATTAGTTAGTGTGCGTAGTAACCCCAACCTATCTGCGTCCACCAAGCAAGCAATTGAAGGTGTGGCAATGAAAGCGTTTAGGAACTTGGCAACCCAACAGCCACTCTTTGGACCTAAAGGTGGTATCGCAAAAGGAGCAGAACGTGCCGAACCATCCAAACGAACTGGGTCTAGACCTGTCACTCCCGCAACTGGAACAAGCGTTTCAACACCTAGTAAGCCAGAACCTAAACCCGCCGGAGGAGTTGAAAAATCTAAACCAGGAACAGTGGTATCTAGTGAGCCACCTGCTAATAAACCTGCAAAGCGAAAAGCTAATGAGTCAAGTACATTAGAGAAAAAAGAAGTTAAAGCTGAAGCTCCTGCAGAAATTAAAGAACCAGAGATTCCTGAACACGCTTATTTAGATGAGGAACCTAAAGGTGAAGCTAAAACCAAACCAGCAAAGAAAGCTAGTAAGCCTACTGCTACGACTACCCCTGCCCCAAAGACTGAAAAACAAGCTGCTCGTGGAGCTGTTAAAGATATAAAGTCTAGTGCGTTTGATGAGATTGAAAAGTCTATTGAAGAAAAAGAAAGCGTTAACCCAAATGCTAAACCACCCAAAGGTTTAGTCGAAACTATTAAACGTGGGTATACAAACTTCTTTAGAAACGATGTTAAAAACGACGATGATCATATTGCTGTTGCAGGTGTAATACTTAATAAAAAAGAACAGTCCCCTGCAGAACGTGCGGCGCAAACTTACTTTAAGAAAATGCCACGCATCATTGATGGACTATTTAATATTTCTTTTGATCTAGTTAATGATACTCCGCAATTTAGATCTACTGGCGAATCGCTTGTTGAAGCCGAGTTCTTTAAGGGTATGAATGGTGCAAACGCTAAACTTGCATCTGACTGGATTCGTTCTAATTTAAGCGAAGACTCTGTAAAAGAGTTTGACCATATGCTTAAATACTTTGAGAAAGTAAATAAAAACAGTCAAGACATTGTAGATACGCTAGGCCGAGTTTACTTTGGCATGGGTGCTGATGAAACCGTAGATGACTACTTGCAAAGGCAGGAAGACGAACGTGAAGGTCTTAATTTAAGACAAGACGCTATTTCTAAGCTTAGCAACATGCTGCATCCAGTAATCATTAGTGCGTTAGAGAATGGTGATCTTACGACAGCCCTTAACTTGTTAGCCTCGCAGTCAGATGGTTTTACATCTAAGTTAGCAACACAACTTGCCCAAGTAAACGCGGATACTAAACTACAAGTTGTTGATAACTTAAAAGATGAATCTGGTAAACCCGTTGCAGGACTGTTTGATCCTAAAACGAATACGATTAAGCTTGACTCTGTAACCGGCTTAAACTCTCATGTACTTTTACATGAATCAGGACACGCTGCAACATCTCATGTATTGGATGACCCAAATCATCCAGTAACACGTCAGCTACAACAACTATTCGACAAAGTAAAGGATAGTATTCCAACTGCATATGGATCTACAAACTTACAAGAGTTCGTAGCCGAAGCTAAAGCAAATCCTGAATTCCGAGGAATGCTCAAGTCTATTAACCCAGACGGTCAAAAACATTCTGCATGGGATCGGTTCGTGCGTATCATTGGTAACTTCCTGCGCCGTATGGTTGGTATGGAGCCTAAGAAACTTGAATCTGCATTTGACCAGGCTGATAGACTGATTGATACTATTATTTCTCCTGCGCCTACATACAGAGATGCCGGGTCTTTATACGCTATTAAAACACCGGAACAAACAAACCAATTTATTAGCCGTATAGATAAAGTAATTACTAGCGTTCCTAATATAGACTTGAAACAAAAAGCTGCGTTAAGTCAATTAATTAAAAATGGCAACTCAACAGTTAGATCGAACACGTTTGCTTTCTTACCCATGCACGCTATGGGCGAAATTGCCGACCCTCTTTTAAACGGTCTTGGTAGTAAGCTAAACACTACGATAGATAAAAAAGATGGGTACAAGAAAAAATTAAACAACGAAGCTGATGCAGTTGTTGCGGAAGCTAAGAAAGCAATCAAAGCTAAACCCGAGCAAAGAGATAGTTTTAATACTGTTGTACATGAGTCTACTATTGCAGGGGTTGATCCTACAAAACCTCGTTCTGAATACGCAGATAAATTAGACAGTAGTGGTAACAGGTTAGAAGAAGATTGGGATAAGCTCAATGCCGAATATAAAAAACTAAATCCCGTTTGGCAAAATCTTTATAAAACAATGCGTGATGCGTACAAGGGTATGTACGAAGAGATTGGCAATGTCATCCAAGAACGCATTGATAGTATGAATCTATCCAAAGAAAATAAGTTCTCTTTTAAAACAGAGATCATGGATAAACTTCGTAAGCAGGGTGTGATTGATCCTTACTTTGCGCTTGGTCGTGAAGGTGATTACTGGTTGGCATATCAATATAAAGATAAGTATGACAGACCGCAACCTGGCTATGAAGCGTTTAAAACTGAACTCGAACGCTCTGCTCGAATAGAGGAACTGCAAAAACTAGGTGGTACAGATATAAGACCTTACTCGCAGTTAGCGGAAGTTGATTACCGCCGTGCGCCGTCTGGTTCGTTTGTTAATGAAGTATTGCAAAGTCTTGAAGCTAATAAACCAAAGAATTTAAGTACAGAAGACAGTGCGCTGTACGACAAGAACACTGACGAAATTATGCGTCTATTTATTAGTACGCTACCCGAAACTGCATTTGCTAAGTCATTTCAAAAACGTAACAACCGTGCTGGTTTCTTAGAAGATTCTATTGGCGTATTTGAGAATAAGATACGCAGTACTATCCATCAGGTAGCTAGTATGAAGTTCAACCCACAAATAAGTGGTGTGGTTGATAATATGCGTGATTTTGTGGACGACATAGGTAGAGGTAAAGTTGAAGGACGTTCAACAAATAACCAACTTGAGAAAGCATATTACGACGAATTCCATAAGCGTTTGGATTATATTCTTAACCCCAAGAAAAGTTCCGTAGGAAACATACTGTCTTCAGCAGTGTATAACTACACATTAGGTTTTAACGTATCTTCAGCTTTAGTTAACTTAGCTCAAGTTCCGATGATAGTAGCTCCGTACCTAAAAGCACATTACAAAGATGCTAATATTGCGGCGGCTATTGGAGAAGCGTCTAAACTATTTATGGGTAGCGGCTCAGAAGCAACTACTAAACTGCTTGGTGGTGAAGGCAAGACTACTAAGTTAGATGTACAAAGGTCAATCGCCAACTATGCGCCTGACTCTAAAATCGGTAAAAAGTATGCTACCTTTATTAGAGTACTAGGTGAGCGTGGACAGATCGGTCGTTCTCAACTGCATGAAATGTTGACTGGGGATACTCGTACAGGGTTCCTTGCTAAACTCAATGCCGCATCTGGTTGGATGTTTGCACAGACAGAACGTATGAACCGTGAAGTAACTATGCTTGCGACATATAACTTGGAGTTAGCTAAACTTAATAAACAAGGTATTACAGGTGAAGCCGCTGAAGAACAGGCAGCTAACCATGCCGTATACACAGCACAATTACTTAACGGTAGTACGTCTGCAGCTGCGGCGCCAAGGATTGCACAAAGTGGTCTTGGTAAATTAATGTTTATGTACAAGAGTTACGGCGTTACTCAGTACTATATGTTGATGAAAGCCTTTAGAGAAGCTACCAACGGCGAAACCCCCGAAATGAAAAAAGCCGCATGGAGACAGCTAGGCGGTATTGTGGGTATGACTGCTTTAATGGCTGGTGCTCAAGGCTTGCCAATGTTTGGTGCGGCGGCTATGGTCTATTCATTATTCTGTGATGATGACGACGATGACTTGGATACAGTTACTCGTAAGCACTTGGGTGAGTTCTTATATAAAGGTCCACTAGAGTACTTTACTAACCTATCTATTGCCGGTCGTATTGGCTTAAGCGATCTTATTGTTAGAGATAACAAAGCAGGGGGATCCGGCACAACATTTAAAGATCAAATTCTTGAAGCTATAGGCGGCCCTGTGCTTAGTATTGGTGAGCGTATCGGTCGAGGTATGAGCAAAATATCGGAAGGTAATGTTGAACGTGGCTTAGAAGATTTAGTACCTTCTTTACCAAGCAACATACTCAAAGGCGGTCGGTATTTCTTTGAAGGTGCAAATACACTTCGTGGTGATCCAATTACCGGAGAGATTAGCGCATGGAATGCACTGGCTCAATCATTTGGTTTTGCCCCTGCCGATTACACAAGACAGTTAGAAATCAATGCCAAAGAAAAAGGTATAGATAAAGCTATATCTACCAAGGCTTCAAAACTTAAGGCTCGTTATTATCTTGCTATGCGAAAAGGTGATACTGAAGGCGCAAACGCAGATAGAGATGCGCTACTTAAGTTGGGTGAGAAACACCCTGGACTTGGTATTAACGGCGGTACTATCAGCGATATATTGGCTAAGTCTAAGAAGGCTCAAGATCGTGCGACTAAAGAGATGGTGCATGGGGTTAGGTTTAGTCCTAGAATGCGCAAAGAAATCTTAGAAAGCGAAAGAGAGATGGACGGCGAATAAAAAAACCCCCGAACATAGTCGGGGGGTAAAGCCTATTAGTGAGGCAACGAAATGACAACAGGAGAGTTGCAAGTGAATAATATCACAAAATTCTCCAAAAGCGCATCCCTAGTTTTCCAGCTTCAATTCGTTGCGCCCCTTTAAGATTTAGGTTGTTATCTTTTGCAACGATTTGCATTTGTTTATTCAAAGCTGACAAATTAATTGCCGGTATAAATAGTGATGCCCCTACAACAAAGGCATCCCAGTTTACGTTTATTGGAACCCCATCAGGATTCAGTTGCCACCCCTTTGTCCACTGTTTCGGGTACGTCATCTAAAAACTCCTCACAGTTAATATGCAATACATCCGCCGAAGGTAGATTCATATGTGTGCCTTTGGACATACGCTTCTTACCAATCTTAGCCTTAGTGCGGCCCCGCTTAAGTGCGTCAACAAACCCTTGATAATTTATCTGTTGTTTGGTACACCATTCTTTAAGTGGCTTAGGATAAATGAATAACATCTTAACGTCGTATTCATACCTTGCGATCATGGCTACTCTCGGCGTTGCATCGGGAATAATTAAATGCTCTAAGCCAGAGTTGTTGTTAATCCTAGAATCATCCGTGCTTTTAATACGAAGAATGTTGTTGTAGTTTTCAGCTAAGAAGTTTGTAAGTGTGGTCTCGGCATCGACATCCATTGCGCTTACCTGCTCCTTGATACTAGATACAGCATTTAGTAACCACTGCACCACTGCCGATACGTTATAGTTTATAAGTCCTGCCTTCTTAGCCATGAGTAAACCACTAATACCCCCTGCGCCAATAACAGAATGAAACCGATCTGCCGGGCCAAACCCACAAGCCTTATCTAACTTAAGTTGTGTCTGCTTGTATGTTTCTTCCGTGCCTTTAATATCGTTCATTACATATTGCAGGAACGGCAGATAAGCGTGACCGTAATTACTTAAGATTTTTTCACTAAGTTCGTCCGTATCTGTTTTTACTAAACCAAGCATAGGATACGCACGGATTTCTAAGATACGCATAGCTTCACCTTTAGGCATAGCCTTGAGGACGCTGATCTTTTCCATGATGCTTGTGTTGCCGGTACTGATACCGCATTGTTGCCACATCTCACCTCTTGTGCGCTCTTCGTTTGCGCTACCTGACATACGGTTACGTTGTGACCCTGATGTATATTGATAGACGAAATCACTTAAGTCTTTAGCGGGTGAGTTAGTTACCTCGTCCATCCATAAACAAATATTTTTGTAACGCTCGGCTCGGTTCATCTTAGATGCCGCAGTATCAGCTTCCTTGAGAACTAACTTGGTTGGGTTGCCCCAAATACTAGCTCCTGCAAGCATAGCCGTAGTCTTACCAATACCTGAGTCCGGACTAAAGATGTGCAGTAACGCTCCGTTGATTGAAGTAAAATCGGTAAAGATAGAACCAAAGCTAAGTCCTATTACAAACTGATGCAGTTCCATGCCGGGTCGGTTGTAAAACTCCATCGCTTCTTTCCAAGCGTCTAACGTACCCTGAGTTGTAAACGCACCAAACAGTTGTGCCGTAGCACTTGATGGTGGGTTATGGTCTACTCTATCTGCCCTGATCTCTTTGTCTCCAACAACAAACGCCTCATGCTTCTTGTCCGTCCATCCGAACTGTCTTCTTGCAACATCTGCCGCCGCATCGTGTTGCATATGATTAACCCATGTAGTTATATATGACATTATTTCGTCCATCTTCATTACGGCAACTCCGTGCATTGCCATATGTTTTCTAATCTCCTCTTTTGATGTCACGGCTGACAGAGGCACTGTAAATTCTCTAACCCCATCTCGGGGCAAATGTAGTCGAACGACTACCGCTTCTCCAACGTCCGAATCAACTAATCTCCTTGTAACGTATAAATCATTATGGTAAATCAATACATCTATCTCATCATCTTCTTTTATCACTCGTTTAAAGATACCGCCATTCTTACCTCTAAAGTACGGTTCAGGGTACTTAGGAATTATGTAAGTCTGCGTATGACCTTGGGGCGCATCGGCAGGGATATCTTCGACAATGTTATCTTCTTCGTTTGCTTCTTGTACTTCTCGACCTAACACGATTGGGGACTTGATGATCCCTCTGTTATGACAACCTTCGCAACCACCGGGGTTAAATTCTTCAAACTTTGCACAGGTATAAGGCCCACCCTTGATACCTCTAACTTTTCTATCCGCCATCTCAGGCGAATAATCAGGATGCCCACTAGATATTTTCTCAATGGCTTTATCTGCATCAATACAGAACTTAGCTACAGACAGTCCGGCTCTCCACATCGGCTCAGACATTGTGGCTTGATTCTTAATGATGTGCGCTAACTGTTGACAACCTTCGCCCTTAACAGTTTTGATCAGTATGGTCTTAAATCTATTGGTGTAATTACCTAGGATAGCTTTAGTTACCTCATCCATTTCTCCTCGTGGGATATATGGCTTGCGAGATAGGACTACTTCTCCTATAAGATCTTTTACTGTGGTTAACTCAATGGGCGGCGCTGCCGAACCCAGTAAAGTTACAGGTCTTGGCGTATCATTCTTGTAATTCAGCGTATCCGGCACGCGGAGAATCCGCACCGAATCTGCGGTTACAACTGGATCGGCATGGAGGTCATTGTCGTCACATAGGCTCTTTAGCTTCTCAGCCAAGGGTAGCCACTCATCTTTTGATATAGCTTCGGTCAACGCCCAGTATGCGTGTATGCCACCACCCGAATTAACAAGGGATGGCTTGGGTAATCTTGTAGCTTTACAAAACTGTTTTAAAGACTGTATAGCTTCGGCTTGTGTTTCGTATGGTTTGCCAGGGCCGCAATCAAGGTCAATGAACAACGACTTAAGTTGTTTGACATTTGCTGTTTTTCTAGACTTGCCATCATTAAACGTAGCCAATGCGTAATACGCATCATAGCCATTGTCTTTAAGGTTGTGTGCTACGGCTACCGCATCTTCTAACTTTTCGAAGAACTTTTGTACAGGCTTGTCCGAATCTTTTTTCAGACCAACAATACAATAGTATCCCCCGTCCCCGAGGACTTGTTGTAGGAAATCCGTATTCATAAAAACCCTAAGAATAGGGGGAGTTACCCCCCTGAACTAACTTAAACGTCGTCCCACTCACCAACTAAATCGGCTAGGTTTGGTTCAGCAGTTGCAGTAGCTTTTTTCGTTACTGCTTTCTTAGGTTCTTCTACTTCTTCGGCTTCTACTTTTTCAACAGCTTTAGGCTTGTCAAGAGATGTAAATACTTTGGGTTTGTTCTTCACACCATCGGTCTGCGCTACTGTCATAGTAATAGCAGAGGTTGCTTCTTGGGAATTGCCTAGGCGTTGAATAACTTCGTACTCCTCCTCGGTCACACCACGGATAGGACTAAACACTAACTTAGGTGTAGGACTTGCAGTATCAAAACGCATCTCAGTAACTACACCGGTAATGGGCAAGCCATTGCTTTTTAAGTGACGTGCGTATGCTTGTAGTGGGAGTTTCTTTTTCTCACCATCACCAAACACAGAAGTAGGCGGTAATACCAACTGATAAACTTCTTCTTTGTCAATCTCACCATCAATAATAACGGCAAGGCGTTGCTCGTAACGGCAAGCACGGCTATCGCCTTGTCCTGAACCCTTAATGTTTTGTGGACAGCTCATGCAGGTAGAAGCCTGCTTTTCTTTCACACCTTCATCGGGGCGCATACCATCGGTTGACCAGCAAGCGGGCGCAACAACTTCACCTTCCACATAAGATCCTGCATAAAACTTACGAGAAACTTTCGGTGCGGCTTTGATGACGACCACATTCATGGCACGTTCTTCAGACACACGGTACTCTTTACCACCGATAAACTCACGGAATACACCACCCTTGATAGAGATACGACGTGCTCCAAGTTCACCACCGGCTAACGCATTAGTGGTATCGTCAACTGCATTTTTTAAATAGGCTGGCAGTCCACCTTTAAATATTGATAGTTCGCTCATTGTTTTCTCCTGTTAAACATCATCTTCGGGGCTAAAATCTAGGGCAAGTTGGTGAGGATCAACCTTCACTCTAATGCTCCCATCCTTTTCTTCTACTGGCAAATCACCGCCATTGAGTTCACGCAAAGTCCTCTCCACATCTGAAATCTTAAAACGGTATACACCGCCAATCTTCAAAGCCGGAATTAAGTCTTGCCGAATCCATGCACGGACGGTCGATACAGATACAGCGAAATGCTCCGCAATATCTTCTATCGGGACAAATTTTTCGTCCATTATTTTCTCCTTATGGTTACGGAATACTCTGTTGTAGCATTAAGTCCGGGCGGTAGTAAGTCCGGATGCTCTTCTAAAAATACCTTAGTATTGGTTTGTTGCAAACGTTTCTCCAATAGTTCAGGTACACCATGCTCAAGAACAAACTTGTGCATAGATTCCCAATCCGATGTGGTGTATAAAGTCTTGGTAGTCCTGTACACCGTGCCGGAATCTGTTCGTATACTCTCAACGCCTAGGTCTTTCATTTGATCTAAGATAGCCGTCTTAACGGTCTTCATCTTCTCATCAATGCTACCTATTTGTTCCTCAAGTTCTTTTGCAAGTTCAGCTTTCTTATCTCGCATCTTAATATAAACTTGAGTCAGCTTCTCCAATGAAACGCTTTCTGTCATTATGTTCTCCTGTTGAAAAAAAGGTAATGGTCTTGTTTTGTTCTCACTACCGTACTAGTATTATATAGCAAATTTTACATTATTCAAGTAGATTTTTGTAAAGTTCAACTAATTTTGTGTTTTCGTCTATTCTATTATCTAATAGTTTGTAAAGATGTCTTTCAGCATTAGACCCTTGAAGCCTCACAATCGTAACCGGATGGCGTTGTCCGGCTCTATGCACCCGAGCGTTAGCCTGTGCATATATCTCAAGGGACGGAGTTGGCCCCCACCACACAACGGTATCAGCCGCAGTTAGGGTTACACCATGAGCCGCCGCTTGAGGTTGGATGATTAGGATTCTTGGGTTAGGGGTAGTCTGAAAACTATGGAATATCTCTGCTCGTTTACCTGCTGATACGTCACCACTAATGATGTCCGTGGTATAACCGTCCGCATGGAGCTTTTCGGATAGTACCTTGATCGTATTCTTAAACGGCACAAAGATAAGAACCTTTTGCTTGGTCTCGTCGATTACCTCTTGCAGTACTTTATACCGATTCTTGATATCAAAGGTTAGGGTTTCTCCTGTATCGGAATAGACTGCGCCACAAGATATTTGCAGGAGTTTACTTAACCCAACAGCGGCGTTGACCGCCGTAATTTGTTCGCCTGATGCTTGCACCACAAGTTGTTTACGGAGCATTTCGTAGTATTTCTTTTGTTGCGTGCTAAGTTCAATCTCCCTTGTGACGTAAGTCATCTCAGGTAAATCTAAACATTCTGCCTTGGTAAACCGGATAGCCGGTTGCAACGCCTCAAACACAACCTTGTCGGCGTTAGCTTTTGGAACCCATTTAAACTGCGTTACCTTGTGCATTACCATGTCTTTAAAAGCGGTATAGAATTTGGGAACATTCTTTGGGTTAACAAGTTTAGCCAAACCATACGCATCGACCGGACTTTGGGCGGCAGGTGTTCCAGTCATCATCCAAAGCCAAGTGTCTGGTTTCAAAAGTCGATTAAGTGTTTTCCACCGAGTCGTCATGGCGTTCTTATAGGCATTAGCCTCATCAATCACGATTAGGTCAAAGCCTCCGTTAATAATATCTTCTGCAACGATCTCAACACCGTCATAGTTAATGATGACAAATTCAGAACCGCCATTGATAATTTCTTTTCTCTTGGCTCGGTTACCGTAAGCAATGTCAACCGTCCTGTGCATAGCAAACTTAAATAAGTCAGCCCTCCATGCCGAGTCCATGATAGACAAAGGGCAGATAACCAATACTCTCTTAATACGTCCTACCTTCATCAAGTAGTCGGCAGCCCATATAACCGATCCGGTTTTGCCTGTGCCTTGTTCGTTCAAACAAAATGCTCTTGGATTTAGGGTAAGGAATGATGCCGTTGTTTTTTGGTGATCAAACGGTTTATACAACCCAGGCCAGTTGTACTGCCCCATGATAGGTGATGGGATGTTTTTTATTTGTAGGTTCTTTAAAACCTGTGCTTCATCTAAGCCCCAGTTAACGGCAACCTCTGAATGTGTGTCGTGTGTACGAATTACTTTACTCTTTGGAATTACTGTCGTTACTTTACCCGGGTTCTTTAAATTCAAAAGCAATAGCTTATTGTCTATAACTTGCAATTATTTCTCCTGTTGCTCTTTTCTTATTTGAGCTTGATTACTTTGCTTAGTTTCTTTTCGCCTTTTTCTTTTTTTGTGGTCTCTGAAACTAAGTTACTTTTTGAATCTCGCTTAAATGATCTGTTACCACTTGCGGATTCGATGAATACACCGTTCTTATTAGAACCGCCTTTGTCTAAGGCTTTGACGTGAGCTACATCTTTACCTTCTCTGATGTCTGCCTCGCCATTCTTATTTTTGTCGGGGTACTTTTTATCTATCGCACGTCTTGCACGTTGACGCTCCATGCGTCTTTCTTCTTCACCTCTTGCTTTTTGCTCTTGGTATTCCTTCTTATAAGGGCGTGGTGTATTAACGTATGGCATATCAGTTCCTTCCATTATGTGAACAATCTAACACAAGACAATGTTTCTTGCACAAGCCACTCGGTCTAGGATTCCATACATTACTCTCATGGGCAAATTTGAGACGGCTAATCTCCTTCATCCACTTGAGCCACATCTTGTCCTGATTGCTAGAGTCGTAGCTATCTTTTATGAAAGCGTTAGCAATCACAAACAACAACCCAGCCCTAACCCTTTTGATTTGGGGGAAGTGCTTAAACACGGCTAGTGCCATCAATTCTAACTGACCTGTGTCCGCATACTTAGCAGATCGACCTGTTTTGTAGTCTAAAATCCTCGCTTCTTCGCCATTTAGGATAACCAAATCAGCTATCCCACGCCACCACCGTTTGGGATCGTTAAAATCGCACGGTTCTAGCCCTTCGGTCAATGCCATCTCGAATTCGCACAACTTCTCACCCGGCATGGATTTGAGTCCATCCAAGGCATTCTTTGCGAATTTGAATGGTTCCGGTAATGGAGTACCATTTTTGATATAGAACTCAGCCGCTTCATGGAATTGCTGTCCATAATCCGTAGCCTGTGTAGGGGGTTCAACAACATCCTTTAATACCTTTAGGTGATAATATTTCTTTGGGCACTGCCCAAATAGTTTGATGCTAGAGTACGACCATGTAATCATTAACAATCTCCATAAGATTCTCCGAAACCGGATTCACAATTTACTGGTAAGCCTTCAGCCCAGTCGGGTGTCCAACGCATACACTCCTCGACATAATTCCTAGCTTCTTCAGCTTCTTCAACTTTCGCAAGACAAGCAATCGCATCATGGACTGTTAGCACAACATCATACTTCTTAGCGATACGAATCATTTGTTCGCCAATGATACACCGTGCAATAGCTTGGCAGACATTCTCAATTACTTTACCGCCATAGATTTTATTCCATCCACGACGAGTCTTGTACATATATTGAACACCTTTTTCATCCCTAGTTGCTCTTAAGTCGTCATAGCGCATCAAGAGTCCGCTTGGTAGTCGTATAGCTTTTTCAAGCGGTACAAGTTGTAGTACGCCTTCTTTACCTAAACGTATTACAGAGCCATTAGCTAACGCTTGTAAGGCGACTTGAGCTTGTTTCCATATAGAAACAATTTGTGGGTAAGTACTTCTGTACGTATGCACAATTCGCTTTGCTTCTTCAGCCTCAACTTCAACACCAAAAGTTTTAAGCTGGTTCTTAAATTTCTCCGACCCCATGCCGTAGCCCGCTCCAAGGATAGTCGTCTTACCCACGAACCGCTCCTCTTTTGTAATCTCTTCAGCTTTCTTACCGTAGATTGCCGATGCCATAAGTTTGTATACATCTTCGCCCTTTCTAAATGCTTCAACTAAATCGTTCTGTCCGGCAAGCCACGCAAGTGTTCTCGCCTCAATTTGTGAGGAGTCAGAGTCTATGATGACATAGCCCTCGGGTGCTTTTATAGCCTTCTTTAACTTCCCTGCGTTCTCGCCTCGGCTTGGTAAGTTTTGTAGGTTTAAGTTGTCACCGCCACCCCAACGTCCAGTATGCGCCGCATAATATTTCAGGGGCACTGGCATCAAACCACGCTTGGCAATTCCAATAAAGCGTTCTGTCCTAGTTTCTTCTAGTGTACTCTTTGTACCTAGCCTCGCCGCAACTAAAGTCTGCACTCGTATATCGGGATGCTCCGCTAAAGCTTTAAACGCCTCATCGTTCTTAGCTAATGCTAAAGTTTCTTTACCTGTGGTTACGCTTATCTTAGTCGGAGGACTAACGCCGTAGAGTCTAAGTAAATCCGCAAACTGTTGATTAGACGCAAGTTGTGTCGAGTCTGTTATGTCAGCATCCAGTAACAACTTAGCCTTCTTGTCTCTCACCTCATCGTAGTGCTGTTCAAGTAGAGTCAAGTCTAACTCTAATTTCGGCGTAATAAACATCCGTAGAGTAAGATCAATAAGTTTAAGTTCTTTCTTTGGAAAGCCGTTGTGCATCATACGACTAAATAGCGCATGGGTAATCTCAACGTCATTGATACAGTAGTCGCCGTACCTACTAAGTTGTTCAGGTGTAAAGTCTTGCCTGTACTTGCCGTTGGCTTCATTAACCTCTGTACCCTTGGCTTGTAGTTTATAGCGTTCAGCCATCGCACCTAGACTGCCACCTACTTCAACGCCATGCAATGCCCTACCCATAGATAACGTATCAGCATAGACTTTAGGCACAATACCAAAACGCTCACTTAGTATAAAACCATCAAACGCTGTGTTATGGGCCAGTAAGATTGAATCATCCCATGGAAAAGATGTTAACCATTGTTGTATTTCCTCACGCGGGCCAGATGCCCATTCAGTTTCTTCGTTGTTTACTTTGACTGCTACGCCAATTACTTCAAAACGTGAGTCACGCACATACTCCTCGGTCGTCAGCTTGGTTAAGCTAAACGTAGCCTTCTCATAATATGTTTCAAAGTCTAGTGTTATTAAGTTCATTAAGTTTCTCAATGTAGTGAAATGCTTTGTTTATATCTTCGTCTGTTGCACCTTTGCGCCCTGCACGCATAGAGTACTTGATGATGTTGCCTTTCAAAAACCCTCTAAATTCTTCGGGGGTAAGCACTGCTTCCATTACTGTCCAAGGTTGCACTGGCATTTCTTTATAGTGGTTGCCACCAACTTGTTTATCATCCGCATTCAAAATAACGCCCCTTCATATTGTGTTGTATCTACTTTCTTACGTTTTACTTTTTTTGGTTCTTGAGTAAGGAGTTTTGTGGGGAAAGGCCAAGTTGAATCTCCTCTGACCTTATCTGTCTGTTTAGGTAATTTCTTAACCATTCTGCACCTCCTATGTCTTGAAACATTTCTCGTTGTTCTTTAGTCATTCGTACACCTACATATACACCATCTGTTATGTCACTTTTGGGTCTTGGCATCTTCTTTGTCCTTATGGTCGTGCGTCTCCGTTTCTTCTTTAGAGCTAAACATCTTTCCACAATCCGAACACCGATAGATTATTCTATGTATTGTTCGGATCTTACCTCGCTCTTCGCCACGCCTACTCTCAAACGTGTTAATCTTTTCTATCATTAGCATCTACCATCCATGTCAATGTACTTAGCTTTGTATTGACGTATTGCTTCAACCTTCGCATAAAATTTTTGTACGTGCACAAGCGCATCGCCGTATCGCCCATGATCTACATCTTGGCATATAACATTAGCTTCGTTAATTGCATCTTTGTATAAGTTTAGTTCTGCTAGTGCATCACCAAGTTGTAAATCTAACTCTCTTGTTTCTTCGTCCATTGGTTTACTCCTAAAAATTAAATCAAAATTACTTGCAAACTTATTATGATCTGTTGGTCTTTGTTTAGACCCTTTTCCGCCGTCAGTCATCAAACCCTCCTATCACCATCACGATAAAACAAAACACCGCAGTAATCCATATTGCGCCTATGCTCAATACACCTACTAATAAAATAAGATCTAATATTTCATTCATGTGTTCTTCTCCTTTAGGGCTACGGCACGACCAATTTTTGCCCAACAAATTGATGGCAACCATTTAATCTTTCTACCGTCTTGTAAAAAAATTTTCAATACATATCGAGTTTCAAAAAGTTTTATGCTAAGTCTCATGTGTTGCGCTCCTTCAACTTGGCTTCAAACGCTTGGTATAAAGTTGTAGGAAACATCAGAATTGTTCCACCATTATCCCAATGCTCCCCAACTAGCTTTTCAGTAGCTTTGTATATTTCATAGACTTCCTCATTAGTTAACCCTACCCATTCTTTATACTCAACCATTGGTACGCACTCGCTTTTATAGTTTGCATCCCACTGGTTTGCTACGCATACACATCCACGCTCATAGCATCCTATATCCACCATCAGAATCTTGTCTGAATCCCAAGGTGTTTGCATATTTTTTATTTCATTCATGTGTTCTTCTCCTTTTTTATTTCCTTCCACTCCCCGCCCTCCACTGGTTGCCAGCCATGTGTCTCTGTCAGCACTTCGTTTTGATGCCACTGCTCAAGAACTTCTATATCTGCGTGTATGTACTCATAACCACTCAAATAAGTGATATGGCGGTCTACCCACCTAAGTTGTGTTGTTGGTGTTAGTCTTCTATTCATGTGTTGCGCTCCTTAGTTAAACATTTTACTTTTCCCCACATAATCGCAGGTAGCCATTTAATGTGGCGCTCTGTAGGAAAAAATATTTTTAAAACATAACGATATTCAAATAATTTGATACTAAATCTCATGTGTTTCGCTCCTTACATAATTGTTCTGTGGCTCTCATCAAATGATCGAGATCAACAGCTTCTTGTTCTTCACCATCGGAATTGATCTCTTTTTCAAATGTCAATAGTTTAATGTTTTCTAAATCCTCATCAGTCAACCCTACCCATTCAGACTTTGCATCCAACGCTCTGCCTGTTATCTCCAACAAGTTTTTTAAACGATGTAATTCAATCTCTACATCTTTAAGTTTGTTGATTGCTTCAAATGTTTTTTCGTGTTTCATGTGTTCTTATCCTTGAGTTTGGATTCAATGTAAGCCACAATTTCCGATGGATTGCACCAACCAACTTCTTCTTCCCTGTTGTCGTGCCAAGTATCAAACGCTTTAATTTCCTCACCCGTCAACCCTACCCATTCATGTTTAATCTTTGCTTTAAGTACTAAAGGCTTACCACCCTCCATCTGTACCTTAGTAATTCCTGCTTTTGGGTGTACCCATTCTAAAAATTCTATTTCTACGTTCATATGTTCTTATCCTTTAATTTAGCTTCTATAGCTCGGTAAAACTCTAATGGATGGGTAGTGCTATCTACTATGTCCAAAACTTCAGACCTTGTTAAACCTACCCATTCTGATTTAGCTTGGTGATAGCCTTTACTAAAACCTTCCAAATAGCCTAATCCTTTATCAATTTTAGACTTGGCATATCCCTCAAAGTCGTATTCAATCATGTGTTCTTATCCTTTAATTTTTGTTCCGCTTTCTTAATATTTACATAATCAGTTCTACCACAATCAACAATGTCTTTTATTTCCTCATCAGTCAACCCTACCCATTCTTTACCTTTACCAAAAAACTTTTCAACACAGGCAACGCAATACAACGCATAACCACCACCATTTCCACATTCAGCACATCCTTGTGGTGTGGTGTAAAAAGGCAATGGCTCAACGTCAATTGTTACTGGTGCGGTAACTGTTGTTGGCTTTGCCCAGTAAAAACCGCCTTTTTGCGGACTAAAATAAGCAACAGGCTCGTCTTGCTCTTGCTTTAGTGCTTCTGCGTTTAATTGTTGTGCATGTTCCATCTGTTGCTTTTGCCACTCAACATCCTCTTTTGAGTATTGCAACAAAACTTCGTTATTAGTCAACCCTACCCATTCTTTGTTTAGCGCATCCTCTATTGTGCGGACAAATCCTGCACTAAAGTGATCTAAAAGTATATTTATAGCTTCCTGTCTAGTCATATCAACTCCATATAAATTCCTAGCAATGTTCTTAACATCCATCTTTGAAAAGCATTGGGCGGTTTTGGTATATGACTGTGAAAAATTATGTTGCTATCTTTACCAAGTCTAAAAATAATATTTGGCTTGGGCGGTGAATAAAAAGTATATTCTTCGTTCATTCTTGTTCCTTATGGGTAGCTTTTATATTCAAATACAACTTCAACTGGTTCGTAAGTTGCCTCAAAGATGTCAGGTTTGCATGGGTAGTGCTCACCCTTCACGCCAGTGATGATCCAGTCGCCTGAACTGACGATATGACCACCTTCTAAGGTATCAATCCACCCAAACTGAGCATTTGCCAAAGATTCTTCAACAGCAGGATGGTCGCCCATCTTGAACCATTGTGTGGCATCAATCACCACAGGCTTTTTTCTAAACTTCATTCTTGTCCCCTTGCACGAATTAAATGAGCCAAATCAGATCCATCAGGATATTCAGATTCATCACACATCTTTGCACATTCCTCACGTTCTTTAACTGCTATCAGTTTGGCAAATGTCCACAAAGGTTCGAATCCACTATCACCATGTGCATATTCCCATCCTGCTTGTTTAGCCAATTCAATCATTTCTTCTTTAGTCATACCACCCCCAATTTATTAAGTATTTAATCCAGTCCTGATCTTCACTATGATAAACATACCAAGGGTCGTACCTACAACCTATCTTAATTCCTGTGCTAGTTGTTATCATTGTTTACTCCTTCGTTTCTTAATAGAAACTATGCCTTCCTCGACTGGCTTAGATTCACTCGCTTCTAACATAGCATCTGCAATGACAAAGCAATCTTCGGCATCTTCTTTCTCCTCACCCTTACTCCAAGTCATCTTCATCATTGCAAACATCGCATAAAGATGTCGTAGATATATCCTGTCTTGTTCTGACATAGTTTCTCCTTATGTAGTCGGTCGACTACATTACTCTTGTGGTAGGTTGTGGACTCGTATAGTAAGTTTTTCTACACGTTCTTCAAGGTAATGTATAACTGCGAATGAACGATTTAACACAGCATCGAGTTGCTCTGCTTTATCTTCCGCATTTCTGACCATCTTCTTCCACTCCAAGCACCACTCGTGGTATTTAGCAATCTCTGCTCGTTGCTCTTCAATCGTATCTTTAAACTTCTTGATAGTTTCAGAAGTTAATTTTTCTATATGCTTATCTTTAAGTTGTACACGTTGAATGACGTAAGCACCATCATCGCCTTTGATAATATCGCCTACACTATGCAATTTATAAAGTATTGCGTATACCGTTTTAATATTTAACTTCGTTGCAATAGCCACATCTTTTGGCTTCATGCTTTTAGTTTCTAAAGCGTTAAGTATCTTTTGTTTAGATGTTTGTTTTCTCATTGTTAACTCCTGTTGTTAATAAAGACTCTAAGTATGAGATGTCATTCTCATACACCACTAATGCCACACCCCCTGCTTTTATTATCTTTCTCATGTTGAGAAGTTGCAGTTCAGTTGGCTTTCCTTTTCCGGCTTTGCATTCCACGCCGTAAAAAAGTCCGTTCAAGCAAATAAGGAAGTCGGGCGCACCCTGATTACCGTAACCGCCTGTCACTGGCATCACATAATACGCACCAAGCCTATCTAAGACTTGGCGCACAGACTTCTTAACTTTTGCTTCGGGCGTTGATGCCACTTATTATTCTCCTTTGTACACCCAATAGATGTTCTTCGCTATTCGTCTACCTACACCCTCTACTTCTTCGTTGCGTTGGTCGGGGTTTAATATAGATAAGACTGCTAGTCGTTCCTTCACCCATTCAGGTAAATCGTCAATACTAGAATATGCCTTTTCTAATTCAGGTTTGAATAAGTCTATCATATCATAGCAATCTGTTTCAATAGAATTATCTCCTCTAATTAAAATTCTGTAAATAGGTTTCTCCGCAATCATACTAACAACTTGTTTTCGTATGTTAAGGAACGTATTGCCTATCGTAGCCGGCGCACATCGCTCTATATCGTATGTGATCTTCTCAAGCAAACTAAGTTTTTCCCAATTCCTTTCCGTGAAATTGTCGAGACTGCCGTAAGTACCCAATGGGTCAGTCCAACCCATGCTGTACCTATCCTTTGCTTTATATATCATGCTCATACACGCTCCAACCAATAAGTGTTGCTATCTACTTTGTAACCTACTCGTGGTACATACTGTTCATCTTTTAACATATTAAGGACAGCTATGTTACCTGCCAAGTCGCCGTCAAAATCTGAAAGTAATACTGTAGTCGGTGGACTACCATCATCTTTAATGCTGAATGCGTTATTCTTAACATCATGCACTTTGTATACCTCTGCATAAGTATCTGTGCCTATGTTCTTAATGCGTACATACATACCGAACACATGGCGCTTACGTTCTTCTTCCTGCTCGGTAAGGGTATCTACCAATACTTCGGCAAGGGTCTTGAACTCCTCGGTTACGAACGTCACGTTCTGTGCCATAAGATTCCTCATCTCTGCAATGATTGCGCTTGTCTTGTCACGAATAGGTCTTGTGATCTTATGGGGTAGTCCGTCTACTTCCTCTTTGACCCTCTCGACATTGCGAGAAAACGACCGATAAGTAACTTGTGCTAACTCCTTAATAGAATAAGGCGTAAGGTATGTGGATGCGTTCTTGGTTGCCTTCTTCAAGTCGGTAGTTATCTGCATATAATACTGATCACGACGTGATGAGTACTTAGTGTTCTTAATCTTGCGACTCTCTACCATGTACGCTCGGCTATTACCATTAACACTAAAGTCACCATAACCTATGAATCCTAAAGCATAGGGAAACTCATCCATGTATACAGCAAACTTGTTAACGTGTCTGTATGACTCCCCGGGCATAGATACCCACTCCACGCTATGTGGGGCAAACTTTGCTTTCGGCATTGCTTTACTTACCGCAGTCATATAGTTATACATTTCCTCGCTGACGTGCCAACCATTAAAGAGTTTATCTATTACTGGCGTTACGCTCTCGTGTACCTTGTATATATCTGTTTGAAACTTAGCTTCATCTGTTAATAATTCAGATATTTTTATGTATCGGATACTCATGTTTACTCTCCTGTTAAGTTGTTATTTCAATTCCACTGCATACAAACCCGCTATCTTACGCATCAACTCCTTTAACTTTTGAAGCGAATCTGGTTTTGGTGTGAACCCCGTTGTGCCACTTTTATACGCACCTATCTCATCTGCACAACATACTGCTAACGCCACCCGATACTCAGACTCGGGGTTGTTAAGTGCTTCACGCACTTTTTCTTGTGGTGTATATTTTTTCCAATACCATATCCCGCTTGTGCAAAGCTTACTTGCATATGTGGCTTTCTTGTCGTAGTCCATGTCCCCCAGTATTGGCAACATAATCTGCATCCATATCCAAAATTCTTCTATCTTGGGTTCATACTCGGCTACCAATGCTTTGTCTTTACGTCTTGTGACAAAGGGTTGCAACTCATTAGCTCTGATGAATTCACCATAGCGTTCCTCGTACACGATCTTGCTATCACGCTCTACCGTATATATCTTCTTCCCCCAGTCTACATTGAGTATGGGTTTTGGCAAGAAGTTTAGTTCGCCTTTGTAAACTACATAATGTTTGCCTTGTTGGTTGAATGTAAAATTCATACCTTTTGGTAACCATTGCTGTAAGAACTTATAGCGAGATACGGCACTGCCATTGTTCCAGTTGTTTCGTATTGTGATGTAGTCACGCCCATCTTTGCGTTCCCATACGATTGGTGCGGTATCTTCATACTGCAATGTGTTGTGCGCCCAAAAGATGTTGTTACCATCATTCAGAACATATTTGTTTTCGTTGATACGAATAATACGTTTCCAAGTGTAACGGCGTTCGAAGCCAGTGCCCAAAGGTCTAATATCTTCACTTGCACGTTTACCACGCAAGGGCTTAGTATCCATGTAGCGTTTAGCCACTTCGTCAAATGTATTTAGTCCATAGTATCCCATTGTTATTCTCCTGTTAAATTATTGATGTGTAGTCGGTCGACTACATTAGTCCAGATGTATCGTTGTTCCAACACTTGCAGTTGTCCTTGGGTTGTCAATGATGCACCACAATACTGGCACGTTCCACACACCCCATGTCCCACCTAAGTAACCATCGGTTAACACAACCACACAC